CAGCAGCCCCAGCAGCAGCCCTAGCAGCATCCAATTCCTCTCTGGTAATCTTGCCATTGGCGAAGTCACGTGCGGCTTTGATTGCCTTTTGGGGCCGTTTATCCGTCTCCGAATACTTGCGCCAGATCGGAATCACTTGCTGGGCAAAGTCTGCGGCCATCAATCGGGCGGCTTTATCGCAATTCTCAGAAGTTGCGTTGAGCGCCCAAAATGCATCGTCTAGCCCGTTGGTTTCGAGGATAGAGAGCAGGTTGATTGGCTCCTCATCCTCCACGCCTTTAAGGGCAGAGCGTAAAAACTTGTAGCGTTCAGTGCAGGCGCCAACCTTACGAAGCAGCTTGAAAGTAGTAGTCAATGTTGCCATTTCCATTCCTCCCGTGCTGGCCCCAGATGGGGCGGTTAAGCTGGCCGTCTTTCGCCCGGCCTGGGAGTGTTCGGCTCCACGCTCGCCCTACCCGAGGCAGGGCGGGGCAAGGTTAAAAAGGCATATCGTGATCTTCGGGGTTTGGATCGGCCAGCAGTTCCAGAACCTCGCGGTTGAGATGATCCTCAGCGTGCAGAACCTTACAGTAAATCGCGTTCGGCCCGGATGCCGTTTGCTGCTTGGCGCGGGCGAGGATTCGGATCGCTGCGTCGAGCGATTCGAGAAGTATGAGGGTGTCCATTTTTGCTGCCTCCATCTGAGTTGAATGCTCAGGTGAGAACCACAGTAAGCCTGCAAATTGTGAAAGTCAACAGAATAATTCGTACGCGAATACGAATTTTGTTGCACAAAAGTGGTATCTCGGTTATCTTCTGGCAATGGGAGCACTGAAGAGCTACAAATGCAGCCGGGGGCACGTCCTGAAGGGCGACAATTTGCGAATCAGGCCCAATGGCCAGCGGGAATGCCGCAAGTGCGCCCGCGAACGCGCCCGCCAGTGGCGAGCCGATCATCCAAAGGCGACGAAATGAGCCCAGATCAAACGGCAAAATGGAAGGCGCTTGTGCTCTCTTCCCCGCTAGAGTCGGGCATTTATGCTGTTTTCAATGGCAAAACCGTGCTTTACATCGGACAGGCCGAAAACATCAAAGCGCGACTAACGGGACATACTCTCACGAAATCATTTGTCGCAGAAGAGGCCGACTGTATCAGGTTCATCTTTGAAGAGAGAGCCGAACTGCGCAGAGCGATGGAACGGTTTATGATTCATCACTGGAAGCCAAAGTTGAATAGGGAACACTTCCCGGTTGGAACAATGCGTTTCCATTGGGTGCACTATGCAGGGGTCACGATGGAGAAACTGAAGGGCAAAGCGAATGCCTAAGACCTACGTTGGCTTCCGGCTGGACGATGATGTTTACGACCAGATCATAAAACTTGCCGGGACCGGGCGAACGATTACGGACGTATGCAAGCAGGCCATTTCCGATTTCTTGGCCAATCCAGACCGGAGAATGCCACCGCCGCACTGCCCGCACGCTGAGCATCAAGGCAAGATGATTTCATTGGGCTGGTGGTGTCACAACTGCGCAAGGCTCTATCGCTGATTCATTTTGCACGGCGTAAATCTCTCTCAGATAGCATCTTTCAAAAGGGGGCCTCATGAATTTGCGCCGCGAGTACACCGTTCTTGAGCATATTGCCGAAGAAAGTCTGCAGGTTCAAATTCTGATTCTTCAGGAACTGCGCGCACTCCGGCGCTGGTTTCAATACTCAACCCTAACCGGCGGCACATTCCGCCAAGGAGCACCAATGCTAGCCATCCAGCCGGGCAACACGCCCAAGTTCCTCGTCGCGCCGACATTCAGCGGTGCCGCCTTCACAACCAACGCAGCCCAGGCTTCGGTTCAGTCCAGCGATCCGGCAAACTTCCCGGTCGAGCTCGACCCCTCGGACCCCACGGGCCTGACCTTCGATGCGCCAATCCCTTCGACGGCCACCCCGACGGGCGGGTCCGAGGCCATCACTGTGACATGGACCTACACCAATACCGATGGAACCGTGGCCACCGTTACCGGCACAGTGACCGAAGAGGGCATTATCGACGACGTGACCGGCGGAACTTTCGCCCAGGTCGCCTAACCAAGCTGCGCGGTCTGTTCAGCCGCACAGGAATCATTCTTCCGCCGCTCCCAACTCACCGGGAGCGGTTCTTTTTGATCAGCGCGCCAAGCGAAAGATGCATCCAATGGGCCAAGAGGTGTCACATGCTTGGAACAATCCTGATGGTGTTTGCCTTCATTCTGCTCGCCCTGGCTGCTTTCAACGTGCCCGCATCCCCGCGGATCAATCTTGGCTGGGCCGGAATGGCTTGCTGGGCTCTGGCGATCCTGATCGGCAATCTGCACATCGGCTAGTGTGTTACGCTGTGGCACATGAGCAATGCAAAAGAGCATTTGACGCTCAGACTCCCGACCGATCTTCTCGCCATCATCGACGAGGCGGCCAAAACTCAGGAGCGCAGCCGCTCGCAAGTTATTGTCAGGACCCTGCAGAACATTTTTGGCGATAAGCCCTCGAACGGCTCGCCTGAAAACAACGGGGCCAAGATAGTCACTCCACTTCCAAAAGCACAGCCAACCTCCTCAAAATCAGCCAATCCTCGCATCCGAGCCATTTCCTCCCCGGAACGCCTCAAAGCCTGCGGTCTCTGCTTCGCGCTGAATGGGATGCACCAGCGGGGATGTCAGAATGGGTAGGCCCTCGCGCGATTCGTCCATCTCAGTAAAAAAGCTTTCCGATTTGACGCCCGATAAGCGCAATGCCAATAAGGGTTCGGCGCGCGGAAATGCGATGATTCAAAAAAGTTTGGCGGAGCTTGGCGCTGGGCGATCGATCCTGCTGGACAAGCATGGGGCGATCATTGCGGGGAACAAGACGGCGGAGAACTTCGGCGCGCTGGGCAATCAGGACGTGCTGGTTGTGCAGACGGATGGAACGAGGCTGGTCGCCGTGCAGCGCATGGATCTGGACCTGGCCGACCCGAAGGCGATACAGCTCGCCTGCGAGAAAACCCGCCGCAAGTGCTTTATGATGGAACTCTCCGAGGCCTACTGCGACGTCATAGTAACCAGATGGCAGAACGCCACGGGCGGAAAGGCCGTATTGCATGGGCGCGCCGCGCAAAAAGCTTGACGAGGATCTGATGCTTCGGCTGGCACGGATCGGGCTGGCAAACTACGAGATTGCCGCTGTGCTGGAGTGTGACGGCAAGACGCTGGCCAAGTTCGGGGAAATCCTCGACGAGGGCCGGGCCCACGCGCGAGCCTCGGTCAAGCGCAAACAGTTCGAAATGGCCATCGCGGGGAACGTCACCATGCTGGTCTGGGTGGGAAAGAATCTCTGCGGCCAGGCGGACAGGGCCGAGATTACCGGCAAGGACGGCGAACCGCTTTACAAGCCCATTGATCGTGAGGAGTTGATTGGAAAACTGCTCGGTCCTGGAAAGCCTTCGGTCAAGCCCGCAATTCAGTGAGCGCCTCGAAGGCCTATCGGACAGCGAGCTCTACTCGCTTGTGTTCGACTGGCCGACCTGGGCGCGGCCAAACCAACTCCCACCGCCTGAGTTTGCCGCCGGTGATCGGTCTACCTGGCTGATTCTGGCGGGCAGAGGCTACGGCAAGACGCGCGTTGGTGCCGAGCAGGTGCGGGCCTGGATCAAGGCCGGATTCAACCGCGTCAACTTCATTGCGCCGACTGCGGACGACCTTCGCGACGTGATGGTCGAGGGCGAATCGGGGATTCTGGCCGTTTGCCCGCTTGAGGAAAGGCCGATTTACCGGGTATCGAAGCGCCGGCTGGAGTGGCCCAATGGTGCGATTTCCCTTCTGTTCTCAGCCGAGGAACCCGAACGGTTGCGCGGCAAGCAGCACGAGAAGCTATGGGGCGATGAGCCGGCGGCCTGGCGCTATGCCGAGGAGTGCTGGGACCAGGCTATGCTCGGGCTCAGACTTGGCCTCTCGCCCCAGGCCATCGCCACGACGACGCCGCGGCCCACGAAGCTCATCAAGCAGCTCATCAAGGACGAGAATACGGCCCTGACGCGCGGCACGACGTATGAGAACCGCTCCAATCTGGCTAGCGGCTTCTATTCGCAGATCATCAAGAAGTACGAGGGGACGCGACTTGGCCGGCAGGAGTTGCTGGCGGAGGTCTTGGACGACAACCCCGGCGCATTGTTCCACTTGGCCAACATCGAAGGGGCAAGAGTCACCAAACTGCCACCACTCACCCGCATTGTCGTGGCGCTAGATCCAGCCGTCACCTCGAACGAGGACTCGGACGAGTGGGGCATCATCGCCGTTGGGCATGATGCGCGCGACCCGATGCACATCTACGTCCTGGCAGACGAAAGCGAAATCTACACCCCGGACGAGGCGGCAAAGCAGGCCGTGCGGCTGTATCACCGGCTTGGCGCCGACCGGATCATCGGCGAGGCGAACAACGGCGGGGACATGATCGAGGCCCTGCTCAGGAATCAGGACACGAACGTCGCCTATCGCAAGGTCACGGCCAGCCGCGGCAAGGTCATTCGAGCAGAGCCGGTCTCGGCCCTCTACGAGCAGGGCCGGGTCCATCACCACGGGATGTTCGCAGGACTCGAAGATCAAATGACAAACTGGGCGCCGCAGACGGATGAGCACAGCCCGGATCGCGTCGACAGCCTTGTTTGGGGAATAACCGAGCTCGCCTCCGGCACCGACGGCTGGATCGGCTACGCGCGGTCCGAGGTCAAGGCGATGGAGGAGAAGGGCCTGGTCAAGCGGACGGAGGAGCGGATCAACGTGGCGGGGGAGAATCGAGATTTGTGTGTTTGCGGATCAACTTTCTGGATTACGATAGACGGGAGCGAACACTGCCTCAAATGCCAAACCCTGCGCCCAAGGTAATCACCACCGTCGAGCCGGAGCAATGCCCGATGTGCGGCTCTCCGCTGGTATCCATCGGCACGAAAGACCGCATCTGCAACGCCTGCGGGTTCTCATGCACGGTGCACACCGAGGAGGACGAGCTTGACGCTGAGGCCGAGCGGATATCGCGTTCGCGGGGCTGGAACGAGGAGCAGGGCCGAGGGAAGAAGATCGGGAGGTTTCAGACGAGATGGTGATCGACGATTGGATCAGGGAAGCAATGTGGCGGCGGATGCGGAAGGAAGAGGCGCGGTCGTGGCATTCATGGCGCACCCACCTACCCACCAGCGAGATCACGATGGCCGTCCTGCCGAGCGGGAACGCCTATCCACAGTGGAAAGGTGCTCTTGCGGACATTCCCTGCGTTGCTGCCGGGAACGACTGATGATCGCCTGCTCCGAATGCGGCCGCCCAGCCCAGTTCATGACGGCCAAGAACCGCAAGCTACGCGCGCGCCGGGATCACGATCTCTGCCTGCGCTGCTTCACAAAGCACGTTCAGAAAGCCGAAAGGGAGGACCATGCGAAGCGAACCGAAGCTGCAGAAGCCGCGCACGATAGGTAGCCTGCGGAAGGATTCGTGCCCAAAATGCGGCCATCCTCGCTACAATCCAGCCCAGCCATGCCCGAATTGCCGGCACATCAAGCCGAAGGAGTGACCGTTGCTCTCCGCCATCGTCCGCCTGCTCATCCGCTGGTTTCCCATCCTCAGCTACGACTATCGGCACAACCGCATCAAGCCAAAACAACGCTGCCCCGGCTGCGGAAACAAGGTCAAGGTAGAGATGCGCCTCGTTCCCCACCTGAGCCAGATCATGTGCCAGTGCCCAGTGTGCCTTTCATGCTGGGCTTATAATCCGGTTGTGAAGCTGAGCGCCTGGGCATCCTTGCCAAAGATTGAGGGTTAGATGGGGCTGCTGAAAACAGTATCCGACGCGCTGGCGCCGCTGTATCGCCCCGCCGGGAACCAAATTGAAGGCATCGTGCCCGGTTCCTGGGCATCGCCTCAGAACCCAATCCGCCCAACCTTGCAACTCAGCGCAGGCATCCGCCAGTGGGATTTTACGCCCGGCCTGAACCTGCAATTCACCCCGCGCGGCGACCAGCCAATCAGCTTTCAGCAACTCTGGAACGTGAGCAATTCGTTTGACCTCTGCCGCCTGATGATCGAGAAGCGGAAGAACGAAATCTGCAATCGACCCTGGGCCATCCGCGTCAAGCCGAAGCCGGGCGAAACGAAGAAGCAGCGCCTGGACCGCGAGGGCTCAAATGAGAACGTCGCGCGGCTAACCGAACTCATGCTCTACCCGGACGGGGTGAACCGATGGCCAATTTGGATTCGCATGTGGGCCGAGCAGATGCTGGTCTTCGATGCCCCGACTGTCTTTCCCTTGCGCGCGATGGACGGCTCGCCGCTTGCTTTGAGGGTAATCGCTGGGCAAACCATCACGCCGCTTGTTGACCAGTATGGGTTTAGACCCATGGCTCCTTCACCGGCCTACCAGCAGATCATTCTCGGCATCCCATCGGCCAACCTCGCCGGCCAAAAGCCGGTTGAGTACAGTGCTCCGATCAAAGGCTGGAAGCCAGGCGATCCAAGCGAGCTGTTCTACCACCCGAAAAACCCACGGGTCGATTCGCGCTGGGGCTTCTCTCCGGTCGAGCAAATCATCGTAACGCTGTCGATCGCGGCCAACCGCCAGCAGTTCTTGCGGGATTACTACACCTCTGGAAACGTGCCAGAGGGTCTGCTGCCGATGCCCGAAGACTGGTCAGTCCAGCAGATTCGAGACTTCCAAAAATGGTTTGATTCGATTCTGGCTGGCAACCTGCGCATGAAGCGTCGCATGATCGCCATTCCGGGAGGCAAGCCTCCGGTAATGACCAAAGAGACCATGCTCACCGACCAGACGGACGATTACCTGAACAGGCTTGTGGCCTTTGCCTTCGGCGAGTCACCGCAGGCCCTGACAAAGCAGGTTGGGCACCAATCGACGGCCAAGGAGGGCAACGACCAGGCGCAATCGGTCGGGCTTGAGCCTGATTTGAAGCACATCGAAGGCTCGATAAACGACATGTTCCTGCGCTTTGGGTACACGGATGTCGAGTTTGCCTTTCACGACGAGGAAGAGATCGATCCGGTCAAAGCAGCCCAAGTATCGGATGTTCGGCTTAAAAACGGGTCGATCACGATCAACGAGGACCGGGAAGCGCGCGGCGAGGACCCAAGGCCCGAGCCCGAGGCGGACATGCTGGGCTGTATTACAGCATCGGGCTGGATGCCATTGGAGGCAAACGCTGCGGCAGAGCGGAACAACCAGCTCAACCCAGACCCCGACAAGGAACCCAAGGGAGCGCTGGCATCCAAGGTCCGCAAGGGCCAGATGCGCATCGTTGCCGGAAACCTGACCCCGGGCAGCCGTCATGCGCTGAACGGAGCGCGGCGGGCGCTGACATCGTTCCTTGCCGACCAGAAGATCAGAGTGGCAAAGACGGCGCGCGAGGCGTTCGTAGCCAACAAGGTCCGCAAAGGCGATCTGGAGACGGACACGGATCGGGCACTGATCATCCTGGCGGCGATCAAATGGGATTACCCGACGCTCTATGCGCAACTGCAACCGTACCTTGAGAAAGCAGCCCTTGAGGGGGCAAGCTCTGGGGCGTATCAGGTGACCGCGCAGGCAGGTGCCAACCTTCAGGAGACGCAGACGGCGGCGGAAGCCATCGCCAAGGCAGGAGCGGAGCAGCGCGCGGCGGAGCTTGTGGGCCTCGAGATGGTCGACGGGAAGCTGGTCGAAGATTCAACGGCCGAGTGGGCAATGTCTACGACCCTCAAAGACGACATGTTGAAGACGATCCGGCAGGCTGTGGCGGAGGACTGGACGCCCAGCCAGCTTGAGGCTGTGATTTCGGCATCGGTTCTGTTTACGCAGGACCACGCCGAAGTGATCGCGGAAAACGAGGTTTCGCGTCAGCAAGCGTTGGGTTCGCTGGCAGCGTGGCGCGTTTCGCGCAAGGTTCTGGAGTACGCCTGGATCGTCGCGGACCTGGGTTGCTGCCCGCTGTGCGAATCGTTTTCGATGCTTGGACCTGTGCCGGTTGGTTACCAGTTCGCGCCGATGATCTTTGCGCCGGGGGCGCATCCGGGGTGCAGGTGCTGGTTAACGGCTACGAAACTGAGCGATAATGAAGAA